CATCGGCGGACTTGTGAGGCGCAGCGTCCGCGAGATCACGAGCGGCGCGGATCGCTTACCGCGTACCCGGCGATCGCGACAAGGATCGTCGTGAGTGCGCCGGCAACCTCGAGCGGCACATCGACACCGGCAAGGCTCGCGATCCATACGATGATCGTCACGAGCGCCGCCGCAGCCGTCGCAGCCGTAACCTTCGGCGAGATATTGCTCATAGTTCCCTACCCTCCTGGGTTAGATGACCAGACGAATGATAGCGACTACGGTTCCGCCGATTATGCGGGACCGATGACGTATCGCACAATAACGATTCCCGAACCGCCAGCACCGCCAGCAGTAGCACCACTCCCCGAGTTACTAGAACCGCCGCCGCCGCCACCGCCAGTATTTGCGGAACCGCCTACGCCGCCAGAAGTGCTCCCACCATTGCCGCCGGACCCCTGCCCGCCCAGTCCCTTCATGGAGTTAGTCCCGCCGGGTCGTCCAGCGCCGCCACCGCCAGCGTAAGCCGCGAGCGTGCCGGTGATGTTCGAGATGAATGGCGCCCCTCCATTGCCGCCACTATTAGGAGCGCCATTATTGCCCGGAGAGTGATACCCACCACCACCACCAGCACCGCCGTTACCACCATCACCACCAGGACCGCCAGCATTCCCCTGTCCCAGCGTGCCAGCACCAGCGCCATCCGCGACACTGGCATTACCACCACCAGAACCACCAGTCCCCGCAACGCCAGAAGCGCCAGCGCCAGCTCCAAAACCGCCGCCGGTAGCAGCCAGAGAATCGAACGTAGTGTTACTACCAGACGTACCGTTATTTACACCGGCAGAAGCTCCAGCACCACCAGCACCGACTGACAATCCAATAGTTCCAGCCGAAACGGGATAGCGCGTGTAATGCAACAATCCGCCAGCACCACCACCACCACCGCTACTGCTTGTGATCGCACTATTTCCTCCACCACCACCGCCACCACCAGCGACGATGAGAAGTTCGACGATACCCGGATTCGTAACGGTAAGAGTCGCCGTTCCTGTTGATGTGAACTGATGAACCTTGTACGAGTATCCGCCCTCGGTGATTGTCGTTTCGGTTCCACCGGAACACGCAGCGCCCTGACCAGCAACCCAACTCAGCCCGTCGCGGACATTGGAGTTCCAAAAATCGGCCTCTAGCACGGCGCCTGCAACGGCGGTTCCTGGTGTGGTCCAAGCCATGATCGTCTCCCTACAGGATACTCGTGATGATTGCCGTCGCCGTACCCGTCAAAGCGCTGATCGCGCCGATGATCGCGACGAGCTGGCCCTTCGTCATATCCGACCCGCGCCGCATCGCCTCACGCTCCTCAAGCTTCAGGAGGCGCTCCTCGATCCGGTCGAGGCTCCGGAATATGCGTTCGATCTCAGCGTCGCTCACTTCGGAGGCTCCGGCCATTTGATCTCGGCTGTCGGGTCTTTGATCTTCGCGGGCAAGTCGCGGAGCGTCTGACGATACGCCGCCCACGCCTCAGCATCAACCGGAGCATCCGCCGCCTGCGTCCAATCAGACGCGGCCAACAACCCATCGCGCTCTCGTCGAAGACTGACCCACGCGGCATCAATGAGATTCCTGGCCCATTGGGCAATGATCTGTTCGCGTTCATCGCCGCTAATCAATCGCCGCTCATCACCAACATAGGCATAGATTTCTGGATGCTCGTTCTCAAACTTGTCTGTTAGAGAAGTCATCATCGCAACCCATAGATCGAAATGCTGCCACTTATCGTTCCGCTATTCGGCGTAAGTGTCAGACCATCATAAGATGTTGATGTTGCAAGATCGCCGACGGATTGATACGTCTCAATCTGGGCGCCACCTTGATACATCGAATAGTTGATATAGGAGGTTCGTTGTGCTTCAAAGGGACTGAAGACGCGAATGAAAGACGCGCCAGAGTTCAAGTTGGAATACAAACCAAAAAGATTCCAACCTGACGAAGCTGCCTGTCTAACAGCGGTAACAGTAGTTGATGTTGTTGCCAACTGCTGGATACGATAGTTCGACGATGATTCGGTACTTGCACCAGAACGCATTTGGGCCGTCAATCCCGCTGCGGTTGAACCACTTATAGATGTAAATACAATCTCATACGCTGAATAGGAAGCACTAAAAGCATCCGTTACAGCCACGGAAGCTGCGCTGCTGAAACTTTGCGACTTGATGAATACCGATGACTGTGTATCTTTGAGATACTCAGCGTTATCTCGGAGGTTCGTGTTGAGCCATGCGGCTGTCAACACCTCGCCGGCAACGGCTGTCTCTGGAGTAGTCCAAGCCATACGAGTAGTCTACCTTTCCTACAGGCCCAACGGCGAGCCCGTAATCGTCCCACCAGCGAGAAGACTGAACGGCCACTCCGACACGATCGTCCCACCACCCACAACGAACGCGGCCGTTTCCGTCGAGCCGAGCATGAACGTGACCTGGTGCCGATCCGGCCCGACCGAGTGACGAATGCCAATCACCTGAGCATCCTTCACAATACGATCCCCAATGCCGCTCGGCTGGTACTCGACCTTCACAATATCCGCCAACTCGATATCCAGCACCTCGGCCTGATCCGCCGTACCCAACCCGGCAAGCTGCACACTCAACGACTCGAACCTGAGATCCGGATCCTGGTACTTGCCGACAAGGAAATCAGCGATCGCCTGAGCATCCGCCGTACCCTCCGCACCCGTCCGAATCAAGAGGCCCGACAAGTCGAGACTCTGCGTCCCATACTCAAGTTGCGAATCCGTAGACTGCGCCGTCTGCGGCTCAATCCCAAGCGGCGTAATCGTCACGCGATTATAGAGAAGCTCCGTCCCATAGGATATCTGGATATCCGTATACGGGATCGCCGTCCCCGCATCCGAGAACGTCACCGTCCCAACAGCCGCCGCCGTGTTCCGATCACGAAAAACAACATGATTCTCCTTCGACATAAACAGAAGGCCCGGCTCGGACGCCGCGACAAGCTGGAGATACTCGAGAACCTCGCGGCCCTGCTCCACCACATCCGCCTGGAGCAGCTGGTTCCCCGCATCAATATCACGGTCCGCGCTCGGCCAGTTCACCTCTGACCGGTCGAGGACGGCATTGATTCGCGCACCCGTCAACTCGGCCGTCGCCGTATGCGTCTCCAACTGTTGACCACCGAACAAGATGAATCCATCCGTACACGCAGCCCCAGCCGTCGCATCACCCTGGACGGTGTAATCAATATTCCAATCCTCGATCAGGCCGGTGAACTGGACAGCCGTCGCGCCAGCCGTGATCGTAGAGATCCTAATCGGCCGGCGCGGCTTCACATCCGGAAAGTAAGGCGACGATGCGTAGAACGGATCGAACGCGCGATCATGATTCACGAACTCGATATTCGCGCCGCCCGTCTGGAAGCGGTCGAGCTCGCGCGACAAGCCGCGCGTAATCGTCACGCTCGTCACACGATCAGTCAAGTCGTAGAACAGCGTCCCGCCGAACCCGTACGTTGGATTATCGAACAGGCTCGTCGGATTCTCCGCCGTCCCACTCGACGAGCCGAACGTGAAGAACGGACCACCACCCGCCGACAAGTCGAAGCCAATCTCGACAAGCATATCCGGCGTCGAAAAATGCGTCACGACTAGCCGCTCCGCAGACTACGCACACGATTGAACGTCGTCGCGCCAGAATCCGTCGACGTCACACCCGCAGCATTCGCCGCCACACTCACCAGCGGCCCCTGGAACACACTCCCGTTTCGCTTCTCATACCGCTTGATCGAGTTCACAATGACCTGGGACAACTCGTCAGGATTCGTTCCGAGGCCCGCGTTGACGGTGAGGTTGATGACTTGCGTTGAGCCGCCACCCGTGCCGAGCGCGTCGCGGAGCATCCGAGCGCCACGCCCAGAGTCGAGCGGAATGATCGCTTCCTTGCCAGCCTCAGCCGCCGTAAAGACCTGCTTCTTCAGGATGCCGCCGAGGGCGAGTCCATAATCGGCACGCTTCGGCTTCGGATTCTCACGATCCCACTTCGCCATCAGCTCGCGAATCTCACGCGCCTCAGCATCCGTGATCTTCGAGCCCTCCTCCGACTGGGCGCGCTTCCGGAAATCCTCCGCCTGCTTCCTACGCTGCTTCCGGCGCTTATCCCACGAGTCGAGAGCCTCGCGGAACCGGCGATCATTCTCACCCTTCAGCGCGCTCTTGATACCACCAGCCGCGCCGGCCTGGATCGTCGGCGCGCCAGCGATACCCGCGATCTCGCGAGCCGTCGCAATGATCGTCTCTAGTTCGCGTCCGAACGCGCCAGCGAATCCAATGCCAAGCTCAGAGCCGAGGTCGGGACCGATGATGCCGCGAAGCTGCGACGCGAACGTATCCGCATTGATGAGGCCCTTATTGAACGACTCGACCAGATCATCAATACCGCGCTGCCTCGACGCGATCTCATCCTCAAGAGCACGATCGCGAAGCGTCTTCTCCTTGTTCAAGTAGAACTCTCGGAGCGCGAGCTTGTCCTCCTCTGTCGCCTCGGCCGCGTTCGCCGCCGCGACAAGTTGCTTCTCCTCAAGCGCAAGCCGCTCATCCTGGAGCTTGCGCTCCTCGGCGAGAATATCCGCAGGCTTCATCCCGCCCGGCCGTGCGAACGTCGCACCGAGAAGCGTCGCAAGCGTACCGCCAAGACCAGCGCCAAGACTGCCAAGCGTCTCGCGCGCACTCTGCACCGCATCACGAACGGTCTGCGTCAGAACGTTCCGAAGACTCGTCGAGCCCTTCCTGCCGAATCCCTTCAGTACCGCACCGCGAGCCTTATCGCCAAGATCCGTAAACGACGGAAGCGCCTTCGACAAGCCACCCGTCACAAGATCACGAAGCGCCTGCGCGAACAACTCCACAGCACCAGTTGTAAATCCGCTGATGAGTTCGGCAAGGAGCGTCGTGCCGCTGATCCGGAAGATGAACTTCCCGACCTCGCCAATGTTCTCGCCGATGCTGCGAATCGCATCACCCGATCGCTTACGTCCCTCACTTGAGAACAGGTCGAGGAAGAACTTGGCGAACGCGCGACCAGCAGCCTTCGCGCGAATATAGGCTCGCGCCTCAATGTCATTGAAGAACTGATCGAACTGCATCTTCCCGCTCGGCGTCAACACGACACGCGCCGGCAACTCGACACGACCCTGCTGCGTCCACCACTCGTACAAGCTCGAAATGCCGCGCCAAGTAACATTCCCAATCGAACCGACAACGAGCTTGATCTTCGCCATCAGCGTCGGAGCCTTCGCGAACAGCGACAAGAAATCCGTCACCCGCTTCGCCGCATTCGCAATGCTCGGCAAGAACGTCGCCGCAAGAGACTGCGCCACCACCTCAAACGATTGCTTCGCCCGCGACAACTGTCCCGGAAGCGTCTGACCGAACGCCTCACCCGAACCGCCGACCTGCGTCTCGAGCTCCTTCAAGATCATCTTCTGAGCCTGCAAGAACTTGCCCGAATCGACGAGCGCCTTGATCGTCTTCTTCTGTCCCTCCGTGAACTGGACACCCGCACGACTCAGCGCCGTGATGCCCTTCACCGGATCATTCAACGCCTTACCGAGCATGATCGCGCTCGAGTTCAGATCCTTCTCAAACGCGATACTCAGATCAACAACGGTCTGCGTCGCCTGATTGAAGATGTCGTTATTCGCCCCGACCTCGTTCCGGATCTTCGTGAACGTGAGAAGCATGTTCTCGACGGCGTGGACCTGATCGTCATCGACGCCGGTCTTGTCAGCGATCGCATCCGACAATGCGACGATCTCTTTCGCCGTGACCTTCGCCACACCGCCCGTCGACTTGAGTCGCGCATTCGTCTGCGCGACGGCCTTCTCCTGGGCGATGAACTTCTGCGTGCCAACCTCAAGCGTCTTCACCAGACCGCCAACGGCCGCAGCGCCAGCGGCAATCGCAGCGATCTTGCCGAACTTACGGAGTCGACCACCCGCAGTATTCAGGCCGCGAACAAGGCCACTCGTGTCAGCGACGATAGGTACAGTCAGCGCCATCAGGCAGCCATCCTCATTCGAGCATTAGCTTTGCGTTCGGCCTCGCGGATCGAACGCTCAAAATCCTTCGCGATCGCTTTGCGCTTACCAACGCTTGCCGGCCACAAGCCGCGCTGCGGCTTCCCAGACGATCGCGTCAACGCATCCACGAACGCGGCACCTCGCTGCGTCGGCGGCTTATAGTTGCCGCGCGTACCAGCCTGATCCCAGATCGCGCCACCCGCATTGCCCTGATAAATCTCCACCACGGCATACGATCCGCGCATCCCCTCAACACGCCTCGATGCGCGCAGACTGACCTTCAATCCGCGAGCCGCACGATCACGCGAATACCCAGTACGACCACGAGACGCCCAACCCCTAGCGGCACGCTCAGGCATACGCCGACCAGCATCCTTGATGATCGGCTGCGCCTGGTCCTTCAGATCCTCACGCAACTCCTTCAACAGATCAGGATTGAACTTGCGGAGCTCGCGAAGAACCTGCTGCAACCCCTTCACATTCGTCGCTTGTCCAGCAGTCCGAGCCATACGAGTAGTCTACCGCTCCTACTCGCCACGCTGCGAATGAACCGCGCGCCAACGAAGATACCCGAGCATCGTCCAAATCATACGCTCCGACTCTTGCAGTAACACGCTCGGAGCGATGCCCGTCTCACACGCGAGGCCGGCGATCAACCAGTGGCTGGAGGATTCTCCGAGGGCGGTAAAGGGGCGTCGGGCTCGCCCTCGATATCCTCAAGCGTCGCGACCCAATCCATGAACTCGAGTTGCGTCTTTCCCTGCCGCTTGACGGCGTGCCACGCGAGCCACACATAATCCCGCGCGAACGCGGACTCGCTGTCGAGCGACGCGGAGGAACGCTGAAAATGCTCCTCCCACGCGATCACGTCTACGAGTTCGGCCGTGACCGTATCCTCAGACGCGCCCTTCGGTTTGATCCTGAACTGAACCTGCATCTTCCCCCCAACCCGCTAGCGCGGGTGCCTAGACTACGAGGTCGCCTTCGTAATGGTGCCGCTGATCGGCCACGTCACGTCGGCCGTGTTGAGCTCGCCGACGGCGCCATTGATCGGCGTCCACTCGGTAACCAGCACGGTCGCGGTGTACGACGGGTTCGCGGTGCCGACCGAATCGCTGGCCGGCTTCACGACGATCGTCGCGGTCGAGCCGATGAGCGGGTAGACGAGGCCCTCGACGGCGCTGTAGTCGTTGTGAATCGACAGCGTGACGGAGTTGTCCTTCAGCCCGCCGGTGCGAGTGACGGCGCCCTGGCCGAACGCGGTCGTCTCGACCTCGGCAGCAGAGCTGGTGATTGTGACGGCAGCGACGTTCGTGGAGATGTCGGTACCGCCCAGAGTGACGGAAGCGTCCGTGAGGACGAGCTTTGCCATGTCAGTCCTCCTTCGGACTTTCGGTTGCGTCCTTCATTGTAGAGGACGTATTCGCCTTCGCAGGGATCACGCGGCCAGACTCGACCAGAATGTCAATCCGATCCACATCCTTCTCCGTGATCGTCTCGCCAGCCGACTTCCCGGCGACGATGAATCCTTCAGCGACGATGAACTTCTTTGCCATATCAACCCCTGGTCTGCGCGACGAAACGAAAATCGACCGTGAGATACGTCGTATCGTTCGCGTCGATAGTCTGTATGTTACCGGCCGATTCGACGATACTTGTCTCGACCGTACCTCCGAGTGTGCGATCAGCCTCGAGCGCGTACCGGATCGAGCCCGAACCGTATGCCATGTAAGTGTCGAGCAGGTTCTCGGCGCTGCGCTCCGCGGCACGGCCGACGATCACGGTGATGTCATAGTTCTGCGTAACGAGGCCGTTACCCATAGCGTTGTGATACTCGATTGAGCGTAGGCTCGGGAATGCC